CTACAAAAGTATATTACTGGCGGATTGCTTTAATTTTGCAGTGTTGAAAACATAGGTGTTTAAGGTTGTTGCTATATCCTTGTGACCCATGCGTTCCATAACCGTATTCGGATAGGCCCCGTTCTCTGCCAGATAGGTGCCATGGGTATGCCTCAGGCTGTGTGAATGGAAGAGTGGGTTATTGAGTTTCTTATGAATAAGAGTTGCACAGTAACCGAAGTTCTTCGGAGTTAGCAGCTTACCCGCCTCACGTGCCGAGAGCGGCATTATTTCTGTGTAATCCGAACTAACTTCTGCGGAGGTCTGAATGACCTCGTTATCAGGCTTTAAATAGGTCCGCACAAAATACTCTCCGAAGCGAAGCTGGTTCTCACGACGTTTAATAAGTTCCTGTTTAAAGATTGCAGCTATGGTTTTACCCATTTCTATTGTGCGGACAGAATTATACTTTGGTTCACGATAGTACCAGTGGCCGTTTTCTCTGACCAACTGGTGCTGTATAGTAACTAGATTCTTCTTAAAGTCTACATCATGCAATAGGTCAATACCATATGTCTCAGAAATTCTGGTGCCCAGATGATATCCTGTCATTATCGGGATATAATAATGGGTGGATGGCCCAAAATGAGTAATAATTTTTTCAAAATCATCCTCTGTAAGGATATACTCGCGATGCTTTTTCCTAAATTCGGATTCTGGCCTTTGCGGTACTTTTGCCCACTGGCAGGGATTTGTTTTAATGTATCGGCAAGGCATTACCGCATAGTTCAGCGCTCCAGATAAACAGTTCTTTATATTTACAACAGTGGGACGTGCTAGACCTGTTGCAAAGATTTTATTGATTTCCACCTGTACGCTTTCAGGTTCAAGAGAGGACAATTTGTAGATTCCAAAATGTGGCTTCAAATGATTTTCAACGATAGATTTATAATTAAGTGCTGTCAGATAGTGAAGATTAGGCTCGACATAATTCGCAACCCAGAAGTCGAGGTAGTCAGCAACAGATGCTTCTGAGGCTTTAAATGTCTTTCCCGTGTTATCATATTCCGCTTTTGCCTGGATGCCATCAGCTAAGGCTTCAGCTTTTGTACGGAAACCGCCCTTAGATATAGGATTTCTCTTTCCGCCAATTCTGGCACCTTCAAAAGACCATTCCCAAGTTTTACCTCTTTTTCGTGTTCGTAATTCTCCCATAATATCATCCTCCTCAAAAAATGGGTATAAAAATAACAGCCATCGAACTTTCGTTCTCTTGCAAGGCTGCCCCGAAGGTGATACAATGTAAGTGGTTGTTTATCGTATTTCCTTCGGGAGATATGTGCGGTTCCTGACTGTCATCAGGGGCCGCATTTTTTATTTATACAAAATCTTTTTTCATTTGAAGACTTTCGCGGTATTGCTCGGCTGCAGCGGTACGAGTAAACTCTACGGTTTTATCGTAATTCTTTTTTACCACATCTTCTATCTCGTCAAGAGTGACATTAAAGAATTCTCTTCGCTGATTTACCATATTTACTTTTCGTGCTTCAAAAGCTTTGTGTAATGCGGTTTCAAGGGCCGGTGCGTCATCGGCGAAAATCATTGCATGGACATCGAAGTTAAACGGAACCGAAGCATCTCCCAACTCATCAACGCGTTCCATGGGTTCAAGTCGTCTGGTCATTCCTATCTTATACACATTCTCTCCAAAAGAACCAATGTTTGAAATCACATACACATATCCAGCACGCTTGTTGGCTTCACGGTAATCGATATCCTTGATAGACTTATCGATTTCTTTAAGTTGCCCTTCAATTTGAGCTTTTTTAGCAAGGTATTCTTCGTTTTCTGGGTCAGACGTCAGTTGGGCATTAATCTGCTTAAGAGCATTTGTATACATCTTTTGTTCTTTGTCGAATTTTTTACGTTCTTCCTCGATTTCCTTTTGCAACCTCGCCTCTTCTCGCAACTGTTCGCGAATGGCTTTCTGCTCTTCTTTCTCCTCCTGCTTTTTAACGGCATATTCGTAGGACAGATTCATTTCTGACAACTTTAGCGAAAGATACTCAGGAACAATACTTATTTGCATTTTTTGGTTCATTTTATTTAGGTCATTGTATGACTTTTCTATTTTCTTCCTAACAGAGTCTACATTATTAAACTTCACCTTATCAATGGCTACTTCGCATTCGGTATTGAAAGAACGAATGATTTGTTTTACATTGTCAGAAATCATCTTTTTGCCCTGTGCAGCACTATTGTTCAGCATAAAGTTCTGTGGGAATATACAGGCTGTATTCGATCGAATCAGTTCCTTTTGTCTGGTTCGAACCATTGCGAGCCGGTCTTTGTATTGCTCCGAGTTTGCAAAGTCGTAAACCGGGTGATACAACCCGAAATCCTGAAAAAGAATTTCATCATCTAGTTGAATAATTTGATTTTGCTTACTCTTTATCTCGTCATCCAGTTTAGATATAGATGTTCTTTTCTCTCCGAGTACTTGCTGCACTTCGTCAATTTCTGTTTCAATTCTTGACTTAGCTTCCTTAAGCTCTCCGATAATACGCTGCACGTTCGATACTTCTCGCATTTCCGGAGTCAGAAGGCTATTCAAGTTTTCGTTTTCAATTTTTAATTGCTCTAGTTCCGACTTGAATTGTTTTGCTTTAAAAATGTCGCCAAAAGCCATATGTATATCCTCCATTAATAATATTTATTAATTCACCTCAGGTGAGTTAACCGTGTGCGTGCACCTCCAAAAGTCCAACATCTGTCTTTTTATCGTAATCACCATGTAGTATATGTAACCGCTCATGATAGCAGGAAAGACGTTGCTGTTCTTGACTTATACGTGCGTTCAGTACTATTGTATATGACCCGTCGTTGTTAGAAACGGTATAGGCCTTTATCGTTGTAGGCATATTTGCCAGTATAATATTTACATTATCCATTGTGTCGAACCTCCAGATGTATAATACAAAATCTGCTGTCCGATAAAACGGACTAATCGTCTTCCTTGAATCTGTCAAGCATCTGTTTTACGAATTCGATATCGTCTTTCCTTACTTTTCGGCTCGCATCAAACAGGACTCTATATTCCGGATTATCCAACATAAATTGCGCCATGTCTCGGGCTTCGTCATCGAGATACCAGGATCCCTCGGGCTGCTGCACTGGGTGGATAACCTTTGTGGTCTTGGTCGTTCTCCCAAGAAGATAGTCAACGTCAACATTAAAGAAATCTGCGATTATTTCCAATGTTTCAAAATTCGGCTGACGCTCACCGCGCTCATACATATTGATTGAGCTTTTTGATATTCTTAACAGTTCTGCCAGTTCTTGCTGCGACAACCCTTTTTCATTTCTCAATAATCTTAAAACTTTTGCAAAATCAGCCATCTATTCACACCCTCTCTGGTTATGCTTTCATTATACACAAATCGTGTTCAAAAGTAAATAAATATTTTCACGAAATGTGCTTGACAACCGAGCACGAAATGTGTATTATATAAATGAGCACAAAACGTGCACAGTAAAAGGAGGTGTGATTTTTTTTGAATAAAGAAGCGGTTGCAAAAATATTGGTCAAACTGAGAGGGACGAGAAGTAGAGAAACGGTTGCAAATGCAATTGGCGTGAGTACTTCTGCATTATCAATGTATGAGAATGGAGAGAGAATTCCGAGAGATGACATCAAGATAAGGATTGCAAAATATTATAATCGTTCTGTTAATTTTATTTTTTTTGACCACGTTGAGCACGATTAGTGCACAGACAAATGAAATGAGCGGTCAGAAGTGGAGAAAGTTCTCCACGTAAAAAAGACCAGACAAACGCAGGAGGTGAGTAGATGGATGGAAAAATAAGTGAGCTAGAGGCCCGAATCACCGCTTTAGAAAAACGTGTTGCGGAATCTGATGAAAAATCACAAAGTCTACAGCAAGCATTGTTAACAAAAATATGTATGAACTCTGTAATGAAGGAAGAGTACAATTTTAAGCTTTTATCGTTTTTGCTAGACAAGATGGGGCTGAAAAATACCGAATCAGAGCATGAACTCACTCGGTAGAAGACAGCGTTTAATTCGTACAGGCAGAGATTATACCACATATTTATTAAAAAATCAGAAGGAGGTGTCTAGCATGGTAGAACCATATAAACCATTATATTCCGTTAAAGAGGCCGCAAAGGTGCTGTTGGTTAATCCGAGCACGGTGTATCAGTACATAACCGAAGGGAAATTACTTTATGTACCTCTTGGAAGTAAAAAGATTCGGGGAATTGACCTTGAAAAGTTTATTAACAGTTATCCAGAAGGGGAGGTGATGAAACTTTGAAGCGAAAGATAATAGCCCTGTACAGCTACAGCATTACGATAGCCAGCGGGGCGTCTGCAATAGCCTTGCCCTGGATTACCGCAGAGGTCTTGCCTTGTTGTTTATGGGTGCTGGCGGTGCTTACTGCCATGGCCGGGTTGTTGTGGCTATATAAAAATGCCCCTGTCGAGCGGGAACTCGGTCAAGGGCAAAGAAAATTATACAACTTTATTTTATCAGAGAAAGAGGAGGGCGTCAAATGAAAGAATTGAATGCCGTTAAAGGCTTTAAAGTTTTTGAACCTGATTGGACATGCAGGGGATTTCATTATGCAGTTGGAAAGACGTTTGAAGAAGATGTCACACCTGTTTGTTGTGACAGAGGATTTCATTTTTGTAAGGAATTAAAGGATTGCTTCAATTATTACGATTTTGACCCTGACAACAAAGTTGCAAAGGTTGTTGCACTTGGTGAAATTGATGAAGGAAGTGACAATTCCAAATGTTGTACCAACAAGATTCAGATTGTGGAAGAAATCACATGGGAAGAAGTTCTTAGCATGGTCAACCTTGGAAAGGCAAATAGTGGACTCTGCAACACAGGGAACAGGGACACAGGGCACTTCAACACAGGGAACTGCAACACAGGGAACTGCAACACAGGGAACAAGAACACAGGGAACTTCAACACAGGGTACTGCAACACAGGGGACAGGAACACAGGGAACTGCAACACAGGGGACTGGAATCTTTCTTCTTTCAATTCAGGTTGTTTCTGTACTGATGAACATGAAATCCTGATTTTTGATAAACCATCAGGAATGTCATACAGAGATTGGTTGAATTCAGATGCAAGATACATGTTGAATGATATTCCAAAGGATGTTGTTAAATGGATTTGGTCAGACAATATGACTGACGAAGAAAAGGCAGCAAACCCAACTTACAAAACAACTGGCGGTTATCCGAAAGTGATTGATAAATCTGAATGTGCACAACTTTGGTGGGATAGTCTTTCAGAAACAAAGAAGGCAATCATCAAGGCAATACCAAACTTTGATGCAGATAAGTTTGAAAAGTGCACTGGTATTAAGCTTGAAGGAAAGGATGAATAAAACTATGACAGTAAAAGCAGTTTGTCACGACATATCAGGGATTTTACGCGAAAAGGAGAAAAAAGATGAATGATTTACAAGTTGTTGTCAGCCAGGAGGTTGGCAAGATAGATTTTAATTTTGAGGAAATAAAAGCCGGCTTACAGGAACGTATGGCCCTTTATGATGGTGCGACATTTACGGAAGAATCCAAGACCATTGCCAAGGCAGAGGTTGCGGCTCTAAGAAAAATGAAATCCGCCATTGACCAGAAGCGCAAAGACGTTAAGACCCAGTGCCTGGCACCTTACAAGGACTTTGAGGAAAAAGCCAAGGAATTAATGGCCTTAATAGATGCTCCAATCAATTTGATTGATGGACAGGTTAAAGTTTTTGAGGAATCCCGAAAAGCCGAAAAACGTGAGAAAATATGTGATTTTTACGAAAAAACAGTCGGCGAAATGGTTGAGTATGTACCATTTGAAAAGATTTACGACACCAAGTGGGAAAATGCAAGCCGCTCTATGAAATCCGTTGAAGAGGACATCCTAATGCTGATTGATTCCGCCAAAATGGCAGTGGAAACCATCCAGTCCATGACATCTGATAAGGTGCCGGATGCCTTGGCATTTTACAAGCTTACACAGGATATGGCCGGCGCCATAAAGATGATTAACGATTATGAGCGGCAGAAAGCCGAGATTATAGCCAAAGAGCATAAACGTAGGGAAGAGGAAGAAGCCCGAAGACGTGCGATGGATGAAGAAAAAATCCGGCAGCAGGAGCGGGAACGGGTTGCTGAAGAAGAACGGATCCGACAGGAAGAACGTGCCAAAGCCGAAGCTGCACTGTCTGCATTGGCGGAGAATGCGAAAGCTGAACCGGAGGTAGAACCATCGGGATTTGATGTTGATGATGATTTGCCATTTGAGCAGCCAGACATGGTTACATCATTTTTTAGGATTGTGGGAACCGTGGAAGAGTTGGAAGCGGTTGAAGTGGCATTGGATAGTATTGGTGTTTATTTTGAGCGGAGGGACCAGTTATGAAAGATGGGAAAATACATATTCCGGCCAAAAAGGCGAGACCTAACAAACAGGGCGGTATAAAGATATCTCCGGAGGCAATGGATGCACTGGTAGAGGTTGTAAACGAAACAGGCATGAGCATTAGACAGGTGGCGTCTGTGATTATCCTGCAAGCCGTTGAAAAGAATTTGATAGTGTACGACAGGGAGGTTGACTGATGGAAAAGAACAATGATAAGGACATCCAGACTGTGCCAAATCCGGCTATATATCGCTCCATAGCGGGAGTTATAGCGGATGTGGGTGCAGTTGCTAAAGATAAAGTAAATAAGCAGCAGGGGTTCAAATTCCGGAGCATTGACGATGTGTATAATGCTCTGCATCCGGCCCTTGCCAAGAATAAGGTTTTTATTGTACCGAGAATAATCGAACAGACCAGAGAAGTTGTCGGCGTCACGAAGAATGGGGCAAAAATGACGCTGGTTATCTGCAAGATTAAGTTTACATTTTATGCAGAGGACGGCTCCCATATTGAGTCCGTTATTATTGGAGAAGCCCTTGATACGGGCGACAAGGCCACGAATAAGGCCATGGCAATAGCTTATAAATATGCCTGCTTTCAGGTCTTTTGTATTCCGACAGAGGAGATGCTTGACCCGGATGCGGAGCGGCCGGAACTTAATCTGGCGAACCAGAAGCCTGCCGAGGCGCCTAAAAAGCCGGTGAATAAGCCAGCCAGCAAGCCGGCAGAAAATCCGGCAAAGGCAGCTGTTGCGGAAACACAGCCAGAGGATTTTGCCAAAGGCACTGACCGGGCAACTCCGGAAATGATACAGACCGTCAGAGCAGAGCAGAAACGTACAGGGGTTAAGGATTCGCAGATTCTTGGTCGTGCAAAAGTAAAGGCTAAGTCCGTAGACGAATTGACGATAGATGAATTTAAATACATCATGAGCGTTTTTGAAAAAACTATAATACACAGGGAGGCAGAACATGAATAGCGTACAGCTTACAGGGAGACTTACCAGAGACCCAGATGTTAGATACACAGATTCCGGGGCAGCTATAGCAAGATTTAACATTGCAGTAAACCGACGGTTTAAGTCGGACAACGGTCCTACAGCGGACTTTATAGGATGTGTTGCTTTTGGCAAGACGGCAGAATTTATTGAAAAGTACTTCCACAAAGGCCAAAAGATGGACCTGAACGGCCGCATCCAGACAGGCTCATACGAGAACCAGGAGGGCACCAGAATCTACACTACAGACGTCGTTGTGGAAAATGTGGAGTTTGGAGAGAGTAAAGGCGGGCAGGCGGTACAGAATGATGTTCCTGCCAGTGCACCGGTCGGCTCTGACGGATTTATGAATATAGCGGATGGTTTGGATGAAGAACTGCCATTTAATTAAGGCGGTGACGATATGATTATACAAATTGACAGCCGGGAAAAGGCCAGGGCTATAAAAAAGATAGTGGCCGAATTTGACCAGCAAGGAGTGTCCCATCCCATATCTAAGCTGATGGTTGGGGATTATATGAATTACGATAATCCCCGTCTTATCATTGACCGCAAGCAGAACCTATCCGAGTTGTGCGCCAATGTGTGCCAAGACCATAACCGGTTCCGCCGGGAGCTGATTCTTGCCAGAGAAAATGAGATACAGATTGTTTTTCTGGTGGAACACGGCAAAGGTATTGAAAAGCTTGAGGATGTGGCCTGGTGGGACAACCCAAGGCGGTTTAAGCGGTTTAAAAATGAGCAGGGAGAATGGAAAGAAACGGAAACAAAGGCTATGCAGGGCGAAACCCTGTACCGTGTGCTGTGTACCCAGGAGCGCAAGTATGGATGCAAGTTTTTGTTTTGCGATAAGGAAAGTACCGGCAGTGAGATAATCCGGATTTTGAGGGATGGATTATGACAAAAGATGAGATTAAGGATACATATTCCATGCGTGATATCGTAGAGCGTTATGGATTCCATCCAAATCGGGCGGGCTTTATATCCTGCCCGTTTCACACTGGAGACCGTTCGCCATCCCTAAAGGTGTACAGTAGAGATTTCCATTGCCATGCATGCGGAGCCGACGGGGATATTTTTGATTTCGTCCAGAAAATGGATAATCTTTCCTTCAAAGAGGCATTCCAATCTTTGGGCGGAGAATACCAAAAGCCGTCCTTTAAATCCAATCTGGCTATCTATAGAGCCAGGAAAAAACGTGATGCACAGGTCAAACAGGCCCGTACGGAAGAAGAAAACAGACAGCTTAACAACTCTTTAATAAGCATTTACAGACGCTATATGGAGCGATTTGAGCCCCTGTCTGATGGATGGTGTGATTGCTACAACAGATTACAGATGGAAATGTACAGACACAAAATAATAAACGAAATGAGGTGATGCCATGGTCCCGCTTAATCAATTGAATGCGGACACGATTTTGTCAGATGAAATATTGACAGAAATATTTGGACAAGAAGATGAAATCTACAAGTCCAGATTGATACTGTCTTTGATAGACAAGGCTAATGACCTTGGTGTCAAGAAAAAATTTGAGGAACTTATAAAGGCCTACAAGAGAGTGGAACGTGAAATCCAGAGGCGGCGAAAGGAAGAAGAAAAGCAGAATAAACCAAAGACTTTGGTCAATAACTGGACTAATTTTGAAGGGCCATATGACAATATGCTCTGCAAGGAATGGATAGCATCCGACAATGGCATATGTCTGATGAATTACAATACAGGATTTACAGATATCCTGGCTTGCTATCATCCAATTCTTCCGGTGGAACGTCTCAAAAATATGGAAACCGGGGAAGAACAGATTAAGCTTGCCTATAAGCGGAATGGCATGTGGAGCGAGATTATCGTACCAAAGACAATGATAACTTCGGCTAACAAAATTGTTGCCTTGTCAGGAAGGGGAATTTCCGTAACAAGTGAAAATGCCCGGTATCTTGTCAGGTATCTATCGGATGTCGAAAACGCAAACGATGAATACATAAACGTCCAGTATTCCAGCTCAAAACTTGGGTGGATTAAAGGCGGATTCCTGCCATATGATACAGACATTGTATTTGACGGTGACAGCCGTTTTAGACAGCTTTTTGAGAGTGTCGAAGAGCATGGTGACCGAGATATATGGTTGGAGCATATAAGGGCCATCCGGAGTTCTGGAAGAATTGAAGCTAAATTTATGCTAGCTGCGTCTCTTGCCAGCGTCATTATCTGCATGGTTGGAGGGCTGCCGTTCATCGTGGACCTTTGGGGGGAGACGGAAGGCGGAAAAACTGTTGCCATGATGGTAGCGGCATCTGTATGGGCTAACCCAGACGAGAGCAGATTTATTGGAGATTTTAAGACCACAGACGTTGCTCTGGAAGCAAAGGCGGATATGCTCAACAACCTGCCGATGATGCTGGACGATACCAGCAAAAAGAACCGGAGAATTGAAGAGAATTTTGAGGGCGTGGTATACGACCTGTGTTCCGGCAAGGGAAAAAGCCGGTCAAACAGGGACCTTGGAATTAATAGGGAAAACCGGTGGCGGAACTGCATTCTTACCAACGGTGAGCGGCCGCTGAGCTCTTATGTTACACAGGGCGGTGCCATTAACCGAATACTGGAAATCGAATGCGGAGAAAATGTCTTTGAAAATCCACAGGAAACGGCCAACCTGGTTAAACAGAACCATGGATTTGCCGGGAGAGAATTTGTTGGAATCCTTAAAAAGCTTGGTGTGGATGAAGTCCGCAGGATTCAAAAAGACTTTCAGAAGCAGTTGTTTGATGATGAAAAAATGCAGAAGCAGAGCATATCTCTATCAATTATCCTGACAGCCGATAAGATAGCCACAGAGCATATTTTTAAAGATGGGCAGAGTATTTCACTGGACGAAGCTAAACAGGTCTTAATTGACCGGAATGAGCTTTCCGACAATGAAAGATGCTATCAATACGTGCTTGATAAGATTGCCATGAACAGCAATCGTTTTGATGCATCAACAAACTGCGAAAAATGGGGCATCTGTGAAGATGGATATGCCTACATGTACAACCAGGCATTTGGTGAGCTATGTGCTTCTGGTGGATTTTCAAAAAAATCTTTCCTGTCGTGGGCAGTAAAAAAAGGAGTTGTGCAACAGGACAGCAAGGGAAATCCTACAAAGCAGAAGAAAGTAGACGGCAAAAATGCCCGATGTGTCTGCATAAAAGTCAACCAGGATATGGATGCAGACGGCTTTGTGAAAGTAGAAGATGTGGCTGATGAACAGATTGAATTGCCTTTCCGGTAACAAAAGTAACAAGGTAACAACGGCTTTTTACTATATATATAAAACTTTGTTTTTAAATTTTAGTTTTTTAAATAAAAATATAAATGCTATATATAGCAACAAAAAAATGATGTTACTTTTGTTACTACTCATAAAAACCTAGTAAAATAAAGGGTTTGCGAGGTAACAACAATGTGTTACTTGAAAGATATTTTTGATACTTTTGCTACTAACGAGGTGAAAAATGGATAAAGAACGTATTAAGAGAGAGATAGATGCTATTTACAATAATTGTAAAACACATATGAAAAATACCCTTGAAGACTGGGAAAAGGCATACAATGCTCTGCTAAGGGTATGCCACAAATATAATAACATACCATGGGTGGTTGCGGAAGTAGCCAAAACTTATGGGATGTTGGAAAAAGATATTAATTGATGTGAGGAGGAAATACTATGACAGATAAGGAAAAAGCTGAACTCGTGTCCGAAATTGAGAAATCAATTATAGAAAAAATGAAGGGTACATATATACGTGAAAATACACCGGCGGTATTTTCCAAGGTTAGGAAAAAATGGTTCAATCCTCCATCAAAAGGTGGTCCGTCACTGATGTTTGATATATTTGGTACATACAAATATGCTGCCGTTTGGGACTGTATACGAAAATTGACCTGCCTGATATGTGGGGCAAATTACTGTCGTCAGATAGTGCCCGAGATGGGAGCTAATGAAGTAGCAGAAAACCTGTGCCAGCTTGTTTACGATTTAAGAAAACAAGCTTTAAACAAGAATTGATACTTGAACAGGAGGCAGGAATATGTGCGAACAATGTAAACATAGACCTTACTGCCCATGTAAAGGTAAGGACCACTGGTGTGGGAATTTTAGGAGGTAGATTAATGCTTAATTTAACAGAAATGAACGGAATACCATTAAATCCGACAATAACGGACAAGCTGGCATTAATGGCGTATAACGTGCTTAGGACTTATTGCAGGGAGCAGGGTCCTGAGACGTGTAGCAAGTGTGTGTTTTACAAAGGCAATAAAGACAGATGGCAGTGTCTGGTTTGTGATGGCGAGGCACCGGAAGATTGGAAGGATATGGAGTTATGAAGAATGAATGTAAGAACTGCACAGACCAGTATAAAAAAGAGCATGGCTGTCCGATTGGGAAAAGTGATACCTACGTTTTAGCCTGCCAGGTGGAGCATTCCCGGATAGCTTGGAGAGATGGCATCATGCGTAAATTTGAGAGGAGAGAGTAGATGATAACTAATGTTAAACTGGATGGAAAAGGAGCGGAAAAGCTTGCCAATGGCATTATCATACAGGCGGCTAAGGATTACCGTGAGGCATTAAAAAGGCTTAAAAAGCATCCACGTGACACGGATGCCAGGGGAGTTAAAGATGAGTGTGAGCGATTTTTTAGAAGCCAGTGGTACAGCCAGCTGACAAGCGTTGATGGAGAATTTATAATCAGACAGCTACAGGAAGAGGTGAAAAAGTGACAGCCAAGGAATATCTACAAGAAATCCGTAAATTGGATTTATACATAAACCAGAAACAGACAGAATACGACGCCCTGTACAAGCTTAGGGGCGGAGCCGGGGGTATTGATTATGCACAGGAACGTGTTCAGACTTGCCCAGACGGCCAAGGATTCACGAAAATATCGGATGGGTTGGTTGACCTGCAAAAAGAAATAAACGCCCAGATTGACCGATTTTACAATCTTCGGAATGAACGCATTGACCAGATACAGCAGATGGACAAGCCGGAGCATACGGATATCCTGTTTAGGCGGTATGTGCAATATGAGTCATTTGAGAGGATATCTTATGATATGGGTTACTCATACAAGTCTGCTTGCAACCTTCATGGTGCTGCTTTGACGGAATTTTTTTATAAATTTCTAAAAGATGTGGACTAATGTGGAAAATTTTAAGAAAAAGTATGATATTATGATAGTGTGGTTTTTTGGTAAGAGTCCATAGGGACCTCCTTTCTGATAAAGTATTTTTTCTCCGGTCTGCCGGTGTGTCATAGCCCGGTAGACTACTCAAGTTGGCAGCGTATATCTTTAAACTGTCGGTCCCGGGAGTCCGGGATAGAGTGATTACCTCACAATACATTCTTTTTAAACACCCTGTAGAAATATGGGGTGTTTTTTTATGGCAAGATGCCAATAGACAAATACAAACATATGTTCTATAATTGGATTATAGAACACCTCAGATGTCATTTTTGTTGAACTATACCAAATATTGGTATAGAATTAAAGAAAAATGTATAAATGCGTGGAGGGGAAAACTATGGCATATATTCGGACTGTCAAATTTAGTTATTATACGGTTTGCGAAGTGTCTAAAAAAAATGGTGGCAATCCTGTGAGATTTGATTTTGAAAGATGGATTGACAAGGCGGTTAAAACTGGAATTGAAAAGAAAGAAATAGAAGTAGACGGCCTTATTGTGAGGTTGGAGGAGCTTGAGGGAGAAGAAGAAAATCAAATATGGAAATTCCGATTTATGAAATTACGTGATACGAACATTCCTTCAATAGTAAAAAAAGAAGAAGATGCGAAACCAATAGAGTTGGAAGACGATGAATACATAGGTGAAGACTTATTGATGATATATGACCCCGCTATTCATGTTGCAATGATTCAATGTAATCGTTTTGCTATGTCAAAAGGAAAATTAGAAAAATATTGGAATAAGATTTGGGATGATGCAGAACATAGAATTGTTTTGATTCATATAGGCAAATTAATAAATTATTCGGGGCTTAAAAAGAAAAATGTCAGAAGGCTAGAAATGCGATTATCCAATATTCATGCTATAGAGGATACTCACAGACCTTTTTCGAAAATAGTAAATAGCTATAACGACATAGGCGGCAAGGCGGGAACAATATCGTTTTCGCTTGGAAGGGGCAAACAGTCAAAGGGTGGCTTGAACCCGTCAGAAATGCCAATAATGCTAGATGACATATGTGCCAATATGGATATTGTCGATAGTGCCGTTTTGAAAGTAAAAGATGATGATGATGCCACAAATATTGATATTGTTGATTTGTTTGATAATTGTCTACACGAATATATTGATTTTAAGCTTGAAAAGAGGACAGTGCTTGCATTTGAGTATGCAACCGGAATCATGAGTATGAAATATGGAGATAGAAAGCCTGAAATAAAAGAATTATTAGCATAGGATGTGAAATGATGGGGCGAAATAATATACAATATATCTGGGAAAGGATTTACCCGCATGCTATTGCGTTGTGTGCGACAATTATGTTAACAAAGTTATCATTTGTACCAACGAAAAGCATTAATGTTGATTCATTGATAGATGGCATAGTGACGTTGGACTCTATCATTATTGGATTTATAGGGGCCATTATCCCCATCATTTTGAGTATGAAAAATGAATCCAAGTTAGTAAAGTATGTTTTTGACAGAGACAAAGATGGTCTTTTTAAAAAATATATTTCCGAAACGATAGGGTACGGGTTGATAGATGTATGTGTATCACTGAGTATTTACACAAGAGACGTCATAGCGAATGAGTTCATTTTAAGTCTTTTGGAGTGGCTGTTTTTGTATGCATTTATTCTTTTCGTTCTATCAACATACAGGAGCATGGTTTGTATGTTGAGGCTTATATTTGCAGACGATAAGCGAATTGAATCAGAACCAATAAATCATTTGACGAAAATGGAAAAAGATACGTTGTGGAAACAAAAGGGAAAATAATAAATAACAAGAAAGCGATAATGATAACAAACACAGAGCACCCTACGGGGTGCTTTTCTTATACCCTTAAGGAGGTGAGGAAATGCCAGCGTTAAAAAATGCAAGACATGAAAAATATGTGCAAAAGCTGATAGAGGGAATGAGCCAGCGTCAAGCATACAGAAGTGCATTTCCGGCATCCCAAAAATGGAAAGATGATACGGTGGATAGTAAGGCATCGGTTTTGTTCTATGGCAAGGTTTTGGAAAGGTATCAAGAGATACAGGACGAGCAGAAAGAAGAGGCACTACTTACCCGGTGGGAGAAACGCAAGATTCTGGCGGAACTGGCGAGGGACAGCGATAATTCACCGTCTGACCGCACCAAAGCAATTGACACCGACAATAAGATGGAAAATGAATACATAAACAAAGTTGAAGTTACTACACCGATTAATAATGTTGTTGCTAAGATAGACGAAATATTTAAGGAGAATAGCTAATGGGAATTCGTGAGATACCAGGTTTTGAAGGAAGATATGCGGCTTCTGATGACGGGAAGATATATTCATTGGTTGATTTTGCCGGAAGAAGCTGCTTTTATGAAAAAAAGCAGTATACAGATAAATATGGTTACAAATGCTGCATGTTATATCTTAATGGTGCAAAAAAGCACACATTGATACACAGAGCAGTAGCCAAATCATTTATTGATAATAATGAATGCCTTCCACAGGTAAATCATATTGACGGAAACAAAGAGAATAATCATGTATCTAATCTGGAGTGGTGTACAGCTCAGCATAATGTGCAGCATGCATACAACAATGGATTGATTGTTCCGCACGGATCACCGTGGAGAGGGTGCAAAAGTAGTGAACATCCAAAAGCAAAGAAAGTAATAGCCGAAAAAGAAGGAGAAGTTTTGATTTTCAATTCTGGAATCGAAGCTTCTTCTTTTTTCGGTGTTTGCAAGCAGGCTGTTCCAACGGCGATAAAAAGGAATGGAAAATGCAAGGGGTGGAAGGTGTCTTGGATGAAAACCTGATAAGAAAAATAAAGAATGATCCCGTGAAGATTGGATACCTGATGGAATTTGATAAATTAACCGAACTCCATAATAAATGGATTAAAGAAATGGCATTCAGCAATAATGACGAGACCTTGTTAGGTCATCGGTCATCGTATAAAACAACGTGTTTGAGTATTGCACTTGTGCTGATCATCTTGTTCCAGCCGAATAAAAACGTAATATTTATGCGAAAGACTGATACTGATGTAACAGATATTATTAAACAGGTCGAAAGAATGCTAGAAAGTGAAGAGATGCAGTGCATTGCTTACAGGACTTATGGAATCAATATTATCGTGAATGCAACAATGTTTCAAATTGATACGAATTTAAACACATCGAAAAAAGGTACACCACAGCTTATTGGGATAGGGACGGCCTCATCAGTAACAGGGAAACATGCGGACATCATATTTACAGACGATATCGTGAACACAAAGGATAGAGTGAGCCGGGCGGAAAGAGAACGGATAAAACTCTTATACATGGAGTTACAGAACATAAGGAACAGAGACGGTAGGATATTTAATACCGGTACTCCCTGGCACAAAGAAGATGCTATATCTCTTATGCCGAACGTCAAAAAATATGATTGTTATAGCACCGGCTTAATTGCCCGGGATAAACTGGAAGAACTTAGACAGTCCATGTCGGACAGTCTTTTTTCCGCCAATTACGAATTAAAGCATATTACTGATAAAGATGCAATGTTTAAAAATCCACAGTTTACATCGGATGAATCTTTAATTTATAACGGTCAGGCCCACATAGATGCTGCGTATGATGGGGCAGATGGAACGGCCTTTACGATTTTTAAGCAACTTCCGGATGGCCGGATTATTGGATTTGGTAAACGCTGGGACAGACATGTTGATGATTGTCTGCATCAGATTGGCGTTTATCATGAACGGTTTCGGGCTGGCACCGTTGGATGTGAAAGTAACGCGGACAAAGGGTACCTTAAGAAAGAACTTGTCGCCATGGGATTTTCGGTACATGGATATCATGAATCTATGAATAAATTTGTGAAGATATCCACCTATTTGCGTAAGAACTGGAGCCAGATTATATGGCTGGAAGAAACGGACCCGGAATATATCAGCGAAATATTGGATTATAACGAGTTTGCCGAGCATGATGATAGCCCTGACAGTGCGGCAAGCCTGCTTAGATATTTAGAAACAAAAGTAACCTATAACCCAGTGAGTGGAGGAATTTAGATGTTTAGAATACCAAAAGATACAGAGATGACATTGGAAGTCCTGTCAAAATATATGACAAAGCACAAAGCCCTGGTATCTGGGAGATATCAGCCGCTGATGGATATGTACACCAGCGACCATGACATTCTTCATTGCGAAAAAAAGCCGGATTTTAAACCAGATAATCGAATTGTTGTTAATTTTGCAAAGTACATTGTCGATTCGATGAATGGGTTCTTCCTTGGTAATCCAATCAAAATCAATGCGGATGATGATTCGGTTAATAATTTTATAGAGTTTTTGGACCAGTACAACGACCAGGACGACAGCAACTCGGAGTTGTCCAGAATATGCAGCATTTTTGGAAAAGGATATGAAATGTACTATACAGACGAATTTTCCGAGCTGTGCATTACATATCTAAAGCCGACAGAGGCTTTTATGATTTTCGATGATTCTATTTTGGAACGTCCTTTGTTTTTCATAAGACATTATTTGGATGAGGACAATGTTGAGCATGGCAGCGTTTCTGACGGCAGATATGTTAGATATTTTAAAACCACTGGTGGTTATAGGTGGGAAAGTGAATGGGAGCCGCATTATTTTGACGGTGTTCCGGCTACAGAGTATGTTGAAAATGAAGAGCGACAGGGAATCTTTGAACCTGTGATAACCATGATAAATGCCTACAACAAGGCCATATCCGAAAAGGCGAATGATGTTGATTATTTTGCTGACGCATATTTGAAGGTACTGGGCGCCATTTTGGGGGAGGAAGGTCTTAAGAACATACGGTCCAACCGGATTATTAACTTTCCCGGCGACGGTGCAGATAAGATGGTTGTTGAATTCCTTCAAAAACCGGATGGAGATGCAACTCAGGAAAACCTCATAAACCGGTTAGAGCGGTTGATTTTTCAAATTTCCATGGTGGCCAATATTTCCGATGAGAACTTTGGCGGAAGCTCCGGCATTGCCCTTAAATATAAATTGCAATCTATGAGCAATCTTGAAAAAACTAAAGAACGAAAATTTATATCTGGTATGAACCGGAGATATAAAATTCTGTTCAGTCACCCACGGTCCAGAGTTCAAGCGGATGCCTGGGTACAGTTACATTATCAGTTTACACCTAATATTCCTGCCAACCTCTTGGAAGAAAGCCAAATTGCCGGAAATCTCAGTGGCATTACGAGTCAGGAGACACAGCTCAAGGTTCTTTCTTGTGTTGATAACATAAAGCATGAAATTGATAAAATCAAAGAGGATACAGACAATCAGGGGTATTCCACAGATTACCCTACAAATAGAACGGTGGTAGAAGATGTCTTATTGGGAGGACCGTCAGGAACAACTGAACAGCCAGATTGAAAAGGACGAAGAGAAGCTTAAAAAAAGGCTCTCGAATACTTACGACACCGAGAGCGCGAAGCTTGAAAAACAGATAGCCTCTTATTACCAGATGTACGGAGAGAATGATGTCCTGGAGTACCGCAAGATGATGGAGGGCTTGTCAGATGATGACAGGTCCTTATTATTCGAGCAGATGGATGTTTTTGCTGAAAAGTATCCGGATTATGCTCATCTGATGCCGGTCAGGGAGTCGATTTACAAACTGAACCGGTTAGAAGGCTTACAGACATCCGTTAAAATGCAACAACTTGAGATTGGGGCAATTACAAACGAACAGTTGACGGAGCATCTAAATAAGCAGGCAATGCGGGGAGCCAATGCTGCTGCCGAGATGTTAGGATTTGGTAAGAATTTTTACTCCATGAATTCGGAGATTGTTAAAAACTTTGTTAACGTGCCTTGGGCCAATGGAAAGAACTTCTCTCAGAGAATTTGGGATAATGCGGACAAGCTTGCCAATTATTTAAATACAGACATAGCTAGGGGATTAGCAAGGGGCGATTCCTATGATAGATTGGTCAGAAATATAAAGGGCAGATTCGGCACAGTAAGCCGTAATGATGCCTACAGGCTAATTTATACTGAGGGTACATATGTAATGGCTGAATCGTCCATGCAACCGTTCACAGAGGATTTTGATAAATACCGTATATCCACTGTTGGAGACGGAAAAGTATGTGCCATATGCCGAGGGGCTTCTAAACAGATTTATGACATCAAGGACCGGAAGCCGGGGGTTAATTTTCCACCATTTCACGCGTGGTGCCGATGTACATTCACTATTGAGGTTGAGGACTGGGATAAGTGGATGGATGATTATGAGAAAAAACATAGTGAAGGTGCCGTCGCCAGAGCGGATACCGCAAGGCGGAATTTTGAATAAGCAGGGATGCAAATAGGAGGTCGGCAATGAGAAAATTACTCTTCTTCCACGCCCCATGGTGTCCGCCATGCAGGTTTTATGAGAAGCAGTTTATCTTGCCCTTAGAGGCGAGAGCGGGCCCGGACAGGGTAATCCGGATAGATGCTCAAAACGAGCCATTTACGGCCGATAAATACATGGTTGATAAATTGCCCATGGTTGTCTTAATTGACGGAGATATGGCCATATTTAGGCGTACTGGGGCAATAGATGTTGATAAGGTGGCGGACTTTTTGAAAGGCGGTGATAGTCTTGATTGAGGTTCTTGCCAAGAAAGATTTCATTTCCGTTGTTGGGCATTCAGGCTATGCAGAGAACGGAAAAGATATTGTGTGTGCTGGCGTGACGGCATTGACGCAGACACTGGTTCAGTCCATTGTGGGGCTGACCAAAGATAATCCGGAGTATAAACTGGCTCCGGGCATATTTTGTGTGGAATTAAAGGATTTGTCAGAAGAATCTAGCCTTCTGGTGGATTCTTTTTTTATTGGCCTTTGCAGTATTGCAAATGAATTCCCGGACTATGTCCGGATTAAATGACCAGGCGTGAGTGTCTTAAAACCTTACGGATACAGGGCAGGCGTGGAACCCTACAAAGCTACGGTATGTGAAGCATTGAAACACTTAAAACTATGGAGGAAATATAATGAATGAAAAGTTTATGGGAACCGGAGCCTTTTTACAGCTTTTTGCGGATGAACCGGAACAAGAAAGCATCAATCTGGATGCAAATCCAGATGGCGAAAAAACCGGCGATAAAAAGGATGAACCGGCACCGAAGTACACAGATGAAGATGTCAATAATCTGATTGAAAAGAAGTTTGCCGAATGGCAGAAGAAACAGAAGAAAGCAGTTGATGAAGCTTCCAAACTGGCTGAAATGAATGCCCAGCAGAAAGCGGAATATGAGCGAGACAAGTTGCAGAAACAGCTTGATGAGTATGAGAAAAAAGAGAGTCTTGCCGGAATGACAAAGACGGCCCGAAAGATGCTTTCTGACGAAGGGGTTACGGTTTCGGAGGAGCTTTTGACCATGATGGTATCTCCGGAAGCGGACGTTACAAAGGCGGCTGTTGATGGATTTGTAGAGGCTTTTAACAAGGCTGTTGATGAAGCTGTTAAGGCGAAGCTTAAAGGCGAACCGCCAAAGAAAGGTTCAGGAACTACAACCATGACCAAAGAACAGATTATGGCGATTAAAGACCCGGAGCTCAGACAGAAGAAAATGATTGAAAACCGTGAATTATTTAATTTTTAGGAGGAATAAGAATGAAAAAAGCAAATGGATTACAGCTTTTTGCTGTAGATGAAAAAATGATTAAATCTGCCGACCTTGCAAAGGTCAGAGATGTAGATTTTACAGCACGTTTTACAACTGGCATTGAAACATTAATGAAAATGCTTGGAGTAACAAGAAAAATTGAAAAGAGAGCCGGGGAGACTTTAAAGGCCTATAAAGTTACAGGCACTCTTGAAAGCGGTTTGATTGAAGAAGGTGAGATTATTCCGCTTTCTAAGTACACAACTGCATATACAGCAATCGGCGAGGCCGAATTGATGAAATGGAGAAAACAGACAACCGCAGAAGCTATTTCTGAAAAAGGGTTCGGACAGGCAGTAAACGACACCAACACTAAGATGCTGAAAGACATCCAGAAAAGTATCCGTGCTGATTTCGTTAGCTGCCTTGGTACAGGAACTGGAGCGGCAACGGGCACAACATTACAGAGGGCTCTCGCTCAGGTATGGGGACAGCTTCAGGTGCTTTTCGAAGATACGTCTGTTGAAACGGTTTATTTCTTAAACCCACTGGATGTAGCCGATTATCTGGGAAGTGCACAGATTTCCACACAAACAGCATTCGGCATGTCTTATATTCAGAACTTTTTAGGTATGGGCACAGCCATCCTTGCATCTGATGTGCCAAAAGGAAGTATTTATGCAACGGCAGTAGAAAATATCGTGCTTTATTACATCTCTGTAACAAACTCCGATATGGCACAGGCATTCAGCCTTACGGCCGATGAGACTGGATTGATTGGAATCCACACAGCACCAACATACAACAACCTTACATCTGAGACAGTTGCTGTTTCCGGTGTTGGACTGTTTGCTGAAAATATTAGCGGCGTTGTTGTTGGAACAATTGACGCTGGTACAGCTCCGGTGGAGGGGTAACTAGCTATAGCACTGAAATGGTAACGGCTTATACAGCGGAGGACTTATCCGCCATGACCGTGGCGCAGATAAAGTCCTTGGCCGGCGACCTTGGCTATAGCATCACGAAAACGCTGAAAGCTGACATTATTAATGAGTTTGTTTCCCAGCAGTAGGAGGTGGAGAGATGCTTGAAGCATTAAAGCGCAGGATACCCGATGCGGTGGTCACTGATGCAGTTTTAAGTGACTATATCCAAACGGTATCCGACAGGCTCTGTCTCCGTCTGGGGACAGACACCCTGCCTGAATTGTTTAATAGTATCTGCGTAGACGCGGCTGTTAAAGTGTATCGCAGAACTTATTATGAAGGAATATCGTCCGAGAGTGCGGCCAGCATAAGTACGTCTTTCGTGGATGATGTCCTTGCAGAATACACACAGGAAATTTTTGATTGGAAAGACAGGCAGCCGGTGACAACAAACAGGGTGGTGAGTTTTCTATGATTTGGAAAAAGTGTAGATTGCTTGCCAATGTTGAAACTGGTGAAGATGCTCTTGGGAATCCGGTCTATGATTTGTCGGAGGTAAAAAGGACGGTAGCCAGGTTTACTCCGTGGACAAATGAGCAGATAGCCATGGAGGGTAGGGAGATTACAACGAATGAGCAGCAGTTCATCCTACCTATTCCGTATACTCAATTTCCTGTTTGTCAAAAAGTAGAAATATCTGGTCACGTTCTGGATATTAAGGACGTTACAGATTTTGGCCCAAGATATACATCTATTAGGGTTAAGGCATACAAGGGGTGACGACATGGGAATTGTGACCATCGAGTTAAATAAGATGGATGTTGATAATTTAGCGGGAGAACTTAGGCGGATGAATGAAATCCGATTTAATGCCGTTGTCAAGAAAAATATCACTCAGATGCTGAACGCTGCAAGAAATGGCGGTACACCAGTTGATAGTGGCGAGTTGAGGTTATCCTCATCCGCATATGGTGATGAGATGGGATATATAAAAGAGTACGCGCCGCATGTTGAGTATGGGCATCGCACGATTAACGGCGGATGGGTGCCTGGACAAAGATTTTTAAAAGCAAATGCGGATGCACAAGCACTTATTTATTACCAGGACCTGCTAAAGGCTATTAAAAAGGGGTAGACATATGTCATATAAACAACTTGGATTGGTAGATTTGATATCCGCCATCCAAAACAAAATAAAAAGTGAAACAGGGATTGAGTGCTACGATGCCGTTCCGAACAACGCGCTTAGCCCTTTTTACTTTGCTGAGGTCGTTGGAAAGCGGCCGTCACCTAGCAAGACCATGTACAGAGATATCTTTACAGTATGGATACATGCCATTGCAGAGCCTGGAGAATCCTCTGTACAGATTTATGACCTTATTCAGAAATTAGAAGAGGCTCTCACTGAGGATATAGAACTGCCAGAAGAGTTTGACTTGATAATGCAAACAAATAACGGCATACAGGCTCTAAAAAAAGATGAATCTAGTGAAAAGCACGCCGTGCTGGAATACCAGTTCATGATTTGCTATGGATTTAAATGCAAGATATAGGAGGATGAAAATGAAAAAAAATGATTTACAGCTTTTTGCTGGAGAATTTGATAACAATACTTATTGCAATTTTGATAGCGCTCCGGCAAAAGCAATAGCCGGAAAAGATATCATTCTTGCAATTTGGGATAAAACAGGTACAAGTTTAATGGCTATTTCTGGACAGCAGGGGCTTACTATCAATCGTTCCAGGGATTCAATCGAAATCACATCAAAGGACTTGAACGGAGATTGGAAAGAAAAAATTTCAGGAATAAAAGAATGGTCCATTGATAATGATGGAATTTATGCCATCAACAGCGCTTCACACCAAGAATTGGCTAAATATTTTGATTCCGGGGACCCGGTATGTGTAAAAGTTTATAACAAGAAGCTTCAAAAAGGTATGTTTGGCGGTCTTGCCATCATCACAGATTATCCTATTGAGGCGCCTTACGATGATTCTGCCACATATAGTCTTACGTTGGACGGAACCGGTGGACTGATTGATTTCTCCATCCAGGACAGCGTGACACCTGATGGCGCGCCTGAAGGTTATGGAGCCCCTGCGGGTGATGGAACTGAAGGAGGAACGGTTTAATGATTGAATGCGACGGCAAGAAATACGTTTTGAAATACAATATGAAGCGCATCGAATTGATTGAATCAGTGACCGGAATGCCAACTATGGCTGATTTGAAACGCACTGGTGGAATGCTTGGCCTTGTGGCGTTAAAGACCTATATTGCTTATGCAATTAAGGAAGAAGGGGAAGACATCTTCCAGCCGGCAAAAAAGGGGATGGAACTTGCGGATGCGATAATCCGGTCTAATGGATATGCAGATGTTTGTGGAATGGTAATTGAAGCCATTGAAAGGGACTGCCCTTTTTTCTTCCAGTAAGATTAATCGAATTAGAATATCTGGCCAATGATGAGCCAGATGAGGAATATGAAAAGATAGCGGAGCCGTATCGCAATGATTTGGACTTCGCTTTTTTTGCGATTAATCTTGGGTATTCTAAATCTGAATATGAAGAATTGACGCCTAGAGACGTCTATTTTTTACGTAAAGCATGGGAAGACAAAAAGGTATTAGACACTCAGATGATTTATAATGCTGTGTTTACAGCTACATATAATGTCAACCGGACAAAGCACAAGCGAGCACTTAAGTTGTGGAGGAAGCGCAGAGTCCAAAAGGCCAACATGGAATCCGTCAATGAAAATAAGACAAGTATCAGAGAAATTGAGGAAAATGAGGGTAAGGATTGGGTTAGACAGATTTACGAAGCTAACGGCATTAAATTAACTGAAAGGACGGTGGAAAATGGCTGATTATACTTTGTCTGCAAAAATAACGGGTGATAGTAGTGATTTTGAAAAAGCATTTTCTACTGCCCAAAAAACTGTAGATACTTTTGAATCAAGGATGGAAGCGACGTCTTCAAAATTTCAAAAAATTGGCGGGGATTTAATGACGGCTGGAGCGGTCATGACTGCTGGTATAACTGCACCGATTGTTATGGCTGGAAAAAACATGGTCTCGGCTGCATCAGATTATGAAGAAAATTTGAACAAAATAGATGTAGCGTTTGGAGAAAGCTCAAAGGTTGTTAAAGATTGGGCGGAAAATGCAACAAAGCAGTTTGGACTATCGAAAAACCAGGCACTTGAAGCAACGTCCCTTTTTGGAGATATGGCGACCTCTATGGGACTGACTCAGCCCGCGGCTGCCGATATGTCCACGTCTCTTGCTGGTCTTGCTGGTGATTTGGCATCTTTTAAAAACATAAGTACAGACCAAGCCATGACAGCATTAAACGGTGTATTTACAGGCGAAACAGAGTCCCTAAAGACTCTCGGAATTATGATGACCGATACGGAGTTAAACGCCTACGCACTTGAAAAAGGATTTGGAAAAACGACAGCCCAGATGACGCAGGCCGAAAAAGTCTCGCTTCGATACGCGTACGTTATGGACATGGCTAAAAATGCACAAGGCGATTATGGGAGGACATCTGATGGAACAGCGAACAGTATGCGAGACTTTTCTGGCGCCGTGGATAATTTAAATATCGTTCTTGGTCAGAAACTGCTTCCGATATTGACGCCACTTATTCAAAAGGCCACAGGGCTGATTGATAAGTTTGCGGAAGCGGACCCGAACGTTCAGAATTTTATTCTTACCGCGGCAGGGCTGCTGGCGATTATCGGACCTATATTACTTATACTCGGAGCATTTGCTGGGTCGATAGGAAATATTATCGGACTCTTTGCAAAAGGGCCGGCAATTGCGGCAGGATTTGGAAAGGCTATTGGATTTTTGTCCAGCCCAATAGGGATAGCCATTATGGCCATAGGGGCAGTTATCGCCATAGGCATATTACTTGCAACTCATTGGGAAGAGGTTAAAGCTATAGCTTCGGCAGTCTGGACGTGGATACAGCAAAAGCTTCAGCAGTTCAGCGACTTTGTTACTGGAATATTTTCAAAAGATTGGTCCGAAAGTTTCGGCGGTTTTGGAGATATTCTGAATGGATTTTTGAAAACGGTAACCAACATATGGGATTCTATAAAACGCATATTTAGTGGAATTGTTGACTTTGTTGCAGGCATATTTACAGGAAACTGGGAACGTGCCTGGGACGGGGTTATGAATATTTTTGGCGGTATATGGGATGGACTAGGAGCTATTGTGAAAGCCCCGTTAAATGGCATGATATCTATTGTCAATGCAGCCATTGGAGGTTTGAATCAAATTAGCGTGGACGTTCCGAGCTGGGTTCCTAAATTTGGAGGGAAAAAATTTGGATTTGATATTCCAAAGATTCCATATCTTTTACATGGTACAAACGATTGGTCTGGAGGATTTGCTAGAATGAATGAAGGTGGTCGTGGAGAATTGGCCTATCTGCCAGATGGCACGCAGGTTATCCCGCATGACATATCCGTTCAGTATGCCAAAGAATCCGCAAGAATGTCATCGTCCGTTGAGCCAGTTGATTTATCCGGAATCATGGAAGGAATGGTTGTTCAGATTATGAATAATGTGACTGTTGACGGTGCTCCGCTTCGGGAAATGGTATCTGACTATACGATTGAAAAAATCGGCAACCAGCAGAGAGCACGGTTGAGAGCAAGGGGTGCATATTGATGATTGATAAATTTAAAAGATATGAAATCCAGTACAAGGATGGCACCGGGAGAGATTTCGGTGTCTTTCTTTATGATTATCCAGAGATTTCTTCAGCAAAGCACAATTATTTGTCCTATTCTGTTCCCGGTATGGATGGGGAGCTGATAGGTGATGAGGATTGCCTTGGAAATATTACAATAAGATGCCAATTTTCGGTTTTGTCCAATCAATTAATGCCAAGCGTTCGGAGGTTAAAGCAGTGGTTATCCGGTACGGGAAGATTAAGCTTTTCCGACACCGCAGATTGTTTTTTTGAGGTTCTGAAAATAGAACACGGTTCCATTGAACGTGAGCTTCGCGAATATGGCCGATTTACGGTTATTTTTATATGTTATCCATATGAATTTACATTGGACGGACAAAATCCTTTTACATCCATAAAATACAATGGATACGACACATGTATGCCGTTGTACAAGATTACGGGCCAAGGAGAGTGCGTATTGACGGTGAATGGAAAGGCCATGAAAGCTACTGTGTATGACAATCTTACGATTGATACAAGGCTGTTTATAGCCTTTCAGTCAGGCGGAACCATTAGGAACACATATGTCTCTGGGAAATATAGGTTCATGTGGCTCCCTCATGGGGATTGTGACATCTCCGTTTCATCAGGATTTGAACTTGAGATAACGCCACGATGGGGGTACAAAGTATGATAGATATTTATAAATCAAATAACACGGATTACTCTCATAATGGAGACATGACCTTAATGCCAACTTCTGCCAAAGTCCATGCGGTATTAAATGACGCATGGGAAGCTACACTGACGCATCCAATAGATGCCGAAGGCAGATGGATGCACATAGAAGATGGGGCTGTTGTTAAAATGCCATCATTTAACGGTGACCAGCTTTTTAGGGTTAAGAAAAAGGTTAAAAAGGATAGCCATATAGAAGCAACTCTTGACCCCATTTTTATGGATTCCAAAGATGATTGCTTCCTATTGGATATCCGTCCAACTGGAAAGACTGGACAGCAGGCCCTTGATTTGATGATGGCGCCAAACAAAAAATACAAAGGTAAATCAGACATTATGGAGCCATCGACGGCTTATTATGTCACTAAAAATCTCATAGATGCCATAAATGGAGATGATGATAATTCGTTCGTTAATCGCTGGGGCGGAGAAATTCTTTTTGATAATTATAATGTGACAATTAATAAAAGAGTTGGAAGTGACCGAGGTTTACAACTATTGTACGGCCGAAATATAACAAAAGATGGGATTAATGAAACTGTTGATTTTTCAGGTGTTGTAACACGAATTGTGCCAAAGGCCTACAATGGGTACATGATTGATGGTGACGCTCCTTGGGTGGACTCTCCACTTATTAATAAGTATCCGACAATTAAAACCAAGGTTGTTACGTTTGGCGATGTTAAAATGCGCATCGACGCACAGGATGGAGATGCTGACAATGGCGTAATCGTATGTGACACACAGGCACAACTTAAAGCCGCATTGACGGAAAAATGCAATGAGCAGTACGCAAATGGACTGGACAAGCCAAAAGTTACACTGTCTGTTAGTTTGATTCTGCTTCAAAATACAGAAATTTATAAGGAATATGCAATCCTGGAAAATGTCTTTTTGGGGGATGATGTCCATTGCAACCACGAAAAGCTGAATATATCCACGAACGCCCGAGTTGTCGAATTGACCTACGACTGCCTTCTTGAGAAGGTTGACTCCGTAGTTATGGGAGATTTTAAATACAACTATTTTGATAACGTTACAAGCACGGTTAACCGAATTGATGGGGCTATTCGACCAGACGGTACAGTTGTTGGTGAAAAGATACAAGGAATACTCAATGCTGTAAACGCCAAAATGATGGCACAAGCCACAGCCGCGTCACCGGCCCCAGTAAGAGCCATGCTTTTTGAGGATTTGGTTCCAGGTTCTCCATCATTTGGTGCTATGTGCCTTGGGTCCATGGGTTTCCAGATTGCGAGTGAGCGGACAGATGATGGCTTTGATTGGAAATGGAGGACATTTGGCACCGGACAAGGATTTTTTGCCGATTTAATTGTGGCAGGGACAATGCTCGGTGACCGAATTAAAGGTGGAACAATCGGAATTGGCGGAACAGATACAGGCAGAGATGGAAAAATTGAAGTAAAGGATGCAAAAGACAATCTGATTGGGAAATGGGACATTAACGGAATTGATATTCTGAAAGGTCTGATTCGAGGTGGAAAAATCCAGTCTACAAATTACATTGACGGAAACCAGGGAACACTGATTGACCTTGAGAAATCAGAAATAGTTGTGTACGGCACTGCGTCCATTGATGGCCGTGATGATAAGTACAAAATAATAATAAATGACAGCGGGATAACGGCCGTTGGGAAAATGTTTGAAATGAGATTAAACAATCAGGGGCTCGTTGTATTCGATTCGGAAAATCGAAATAATTTTATGCAAATGATTGTGTCCGGAAACGATAACCGGGAATCCGTGATTTTAATGAAAAACGAAAACAAATATATGAGAATTTCTCAAAACGGAATCATATTCGCCGACGCAGAAGGAAGCACAATAAAGCCACCCGGGACAGTGATAGACCCTAAATTTATTGACGTCAAAGAACTTAGAGCCAATGGAAACGCCGGAAAAACAGGAACAGCTCAATTCTCTGATGGAAGCTATCTTAGATTTATAAACGGAATCCTTGTTGACGGATACACGTCTTCTGGAGGTGGTCTTTAATGGGATGGATTAGTCATTGGGGTAGCGGTTATTATTCCGACGTCATGGACAGGTTTGGAGAAGCACAGATTAATAACGCGAACCTCATTTTTGCATATCTTTATAACAATGGATTTAGCAGAAATGCTGTAATGGCCATGCTCGGCAACATGATGACAGAGTCCTATTTAAACCCAGGACAATGGCAGCATGGATACAGCCCATATGATGGGAACCAGTATAACGGCATGGGATTTGTGGGATGGACACCGTATTGGAGAATCACCGACTGGTTAACAGCCAGAGGGTACAACCTGGACGACCCAGAGTCATACGCCTATGGCATGCTGGACAAGTTAATCGAGGAGTGCTTTGACCCTCAAGAGACTACATGGATAGCCACAAGCAGTTATCCTATTTCTTTTGCTGATTTTGCCGGCGATACAGGACATGATGTCGCGTGGCTTGCCAACGCATTTTTATACAATTACGAACGTCCGGCAACGACACCACAGCCTGCCCGTGGAGAACAGGCCAGAATGTGGAGCGATATCCTGCCAGAGACTCCGGGAGGCACATATACTCCGAGGTTGTCGATTTATGAACCAACAAATATGGCGGACCCGGGGGCCGAGGCGAATAGGTATTATTTTAGAGAAAACCAGTATTACATGTACGGTTTTGGAATTGCCAACTGCACAGCCTATGCCGCTGGAAGATGGTTTGAAATAACCGGAGAATATCCAAATTTTACATCCGGGAATGGAAATGCAAACGAATGGTACAACGATGCTATAGCTAAGGGCATGGAGGTTGGACAAACTCCAAAGGTTGGAGCTATCGCGTGCTTTGGGTATACACCTGGCGGCCATGTGTGTGTAGTGGAGCAGGCCAATGACGATGGCAGCTTTATAACGTCAAACTCGGCCTACAACACGGACGGGGAGATGAATCTTCCGCCGTCCGGAATGTTTAACGGCTTTCCATGCTTTTATTTAAACACGTACGTTGGTACACCGGGGAACCAGTTCCAGGGGTTTATATACCCGCCGGAGAATTTTAATCCACCAAAACCACCGGATAAAGTGGCATTTACAAAATGGATACCGGGATAGGAGGGAAAAAATGAATAAAAAAATAATTGATGTGTACGTGATGCGGGATGCTCTAAAGGCAGCAGTATCATTTGTACAGGGCACGGATGCGGTGCCATTGGTGTTTATGTTTAGGGATTACACCATCCCGGATGGGGCCAAAGCCAGCGTGATGGTCAAAAAGCCATCCGGCAAAGAGGTCCAGGACTTTGCAGTTATAAATTTTTTGGAAAACTCTGTAGAGGTAGACGTGTCTGCACAAATGGTGGCCGAGGCCGGAACATCAGAAATGATGCTGGAGCTTAAGCCGGGCGAAAGAACGGTGTTTACTTTTTCGCAGCCGATAACGGTCGAAAAAAACTCCACGCAGGTAGAGAGCGACACCGGTTCGACGATTGTGGATAAATATCTTGACGATATTTTAGAAGCTACAGAAAGAGCAACAACGGTGACAGACGATATTGAGCAGAAGGCTTTGAATGGAGACTATACGGCGTCTATTACAATCCAAGAAACGATTACCGGAGAACCGGGGTCGCTTGCAAAAATCGAAAACACCGGAACTGAAAAAGACAAGAATTTAATTTTTACAATACCGCAGGGACCGCAGGGGGAAAGCGGAGTGATGGTTCCGACAAATGGAATGTTCGCGCTTTATTTAGACCCGGCTACAGCACACCTGCACGCGACATACACAGATGGTAGCACACCGCCACCGTTAAGATATGACGATGAAAATGGACATCTTTATTTTGGAGAAAGCGAGGCAACATAATGGCAGAAATTGATTTAGGAAAAATTGGATACCCATTAAAAAATGATGCAACAACGGAAACACCGGGAGAATTTGCTCTGGATGCGGCAATGGCAAAGGAATTAAACGATAAAATTGATACCATAAATCAGAGTATGTACCCATGCGCGGGTGCGCATAATGCAATCTATCGAGGCAAGAACCTCGGCTCTGCGGTTAGTGCCGCACAGTATGCCGCTATCAGTGCTGGTACATTCAATGATTTGTACATCGGTGACTACTGGGCTATCGACGGTGTGAATTACCGTATTGCCGCTTTCGATTATTACTTGAATTGTGGTGATACGACCTGTTCGGAGCACCATGCTCTTATCGTACCCGACACTTGCCTTTACAACGCAGCGATGAATCCAACCAATACTACCGCTGGCGGTTATATTGGTGCGCAGATGTATACTGCAAATCTCGCACAGGCAAAAACAACCATCAAAGGAGCTTTCAGCGGGCATGTGTTGAATCATCGTATCTACGCTGTAAATGCTGTTGCTAACGGTTATTCTTCCGGCGGTGTATGGGTAGACAGTGAAGTGGATTTGATGAATGAGCAGATGATATATGGCTGTGGCATTTTCTCGCCTGTCTCCATTGGCAGTGCTGTTCCGGCAAACTACCGTGTTGAGAAAAGTCAGTTGCCGCTCTTCGCCCACGACCCGAGTAGGATTGGCAACCGAAATAACTGGTGGTTGCGTGACGTTATTACCGCTTCCCTTTTCGCTTTTGTCGACCTCAACGGTAGTGCGGGCACCAACGGTGCGTCTAACTCTCTTGGTGTTCGCCCGGCTTTCTGCATATCTTAAATCTGCGACCCGCAAGGGGTCGCATTAACGGAGGTTATTGAAACTATATGTCTGTATTGAAAAGCAAACGCAACATGAATGACCTATACAACCAATTAAAGGAGGTAGCAAAATGCAGTACACAATCACGCTCGCAGATGGAAAAAAGCTGACAGGTCTCACTAAGAATGGTGATAACTATGTCAGCAAGGAAAAGGTGGACGAGACTATCTTTGCCGATAATCTCGCTACTATGACGGTTTCCGATGGTGAAACTGAAACCACATATCAAAATGTGGAATTGATTCAGCAGATGGAGTTTCCCGATGGCTGGTATCTCTGCTTTAGAGAATTGACCGAAGCGGAACTCGTTACTACAGGGATACAGGAAGCACTCGCGGAAGTGTACGAACTTATCGTAGGAGGTATGTAATCATGACAAAAATCTATGTAGCACTTATCAGAAAAGGTCTCAAGACTATTGACGAAGTTCCTGTTCAAATCCGAGAGGAAGTCAAGAAGCTGTTGGAGGAATAATCATGCTGTGGCGCATTATGCTATGGCTCAACAGGAAGGAGGTGGATAATATGGCAGTTATCTATGTGGCACTCATTGCCAAGGGCAAGCGTACTTACACAAGCGTTCCGGCTGTTCTCAAGGAACAGGTAAAGGAAATGCTCATTGACCTTGAACTCGAAAACCTTATCACTGAATAAGGCGGCAACAACAAGCCTGTTATCGCATATGCGAGAACGGGTGGTGTATGGAAAAAGGCACTGTCTATGGTCAATATTGGCGGCCACTGGCGGAACTCAACAGGGTCATCCTAATTAGGGTGGTCCTTTTTTAATATAAAAAATCATGAGAGGAGACAGACATGTACGATGCTTTTAATTTTGTCACGGCCTTAATTATTGCCGCCGGGATACCAACTGCTTTAACTGGATTTTTGGTCAGACGATTTGAAAAAAGAATAAACCAACGCAGTGAAGCAGAACATGAGGAGCGCAAACACAGACGGAATGAAGTGGATGCGAGAGAGGCCCTTAGAGAGAAAAATGAACTCTATTTAATCCAGGGAATGGGGGCGGCTATTGCTTTAGGCGAAGCTACCGCTAAAGCAGTGCAAAGGATACCAGATGCGCACTGCAACGGAGACATGCACGCGGCTCTTGCTTATGCCCAAAAGGTAAAGCATGAGCAGAAAGATTTTTTTACGGAACAAACCGTAAAGAATGTAATTTAGGAGGAAAATTATGAATGAAATTATTAATTATGTAAAACCGGAACTTTTGGTTTTGACGGTTGCTTTGTATTTTTTGGGTACGATTTTAAAAAATGCCGAAGCCGTACCGGACAAGCACATTCCGTTATTGCTAGGACTTGTGGGAATCGTCCTTGCAGCTCTTTGGGTAATGGCAACGAGCCCCTTTGCTGGGCCACAGGATATTGCTATGGCAGTGTTTACAGCGATTGTACAGGGGGTATTGGTAGCGGGACTTAGTACATACGTTAACCAGATTATAAAGCAGAACGGAAAGGCGGAATAAATATGAAAGTTTATTTAAACCCCGGACACGGGGACGATGACCCAGGTGCATGCGGATTTGGACGACGAGAAGCAGATGATGTATTAGGCGTAGCACTCACTGTTGGCAGAATACTGTCTTCAAATGGCTTGGAAGTAGCTTATACACGTACTACAAACGGTGGTGCTGATGCTCACATGGCAAATTATGTACCACAGGTTAACAAAGAAGGCTGTGACTTCTTTGTGTCATTCCATAGAAACGCATCTGGTGCCGGTGCTGCTGGCTATGAAACATGCGTATACTCAAATCAAGGTTATGCCAAGGAATTTGCAGACCGAATGAACTGCGGAATGGAGGCTTTAGGGTACACCAATCGTGGCACAAAAATTAGAACAGATTTATATGTGCTTAATAGCACGGATATGCCGGCGGCACTGATAGAACTCGGATTTATTGACAACGAATACGATAATAAATTATTTGTTGACAGATACGATGATATGATTAATTTGATTGCTCGGAGTATTTTAGAGACATTAGACGTGCCCGCAGGCGTGGATACACCTGTACCAGATGCAAGTCCAAAGCCCCTGGACATCGGCCAGACATACAGTGGAGAATTTGACCCATCTGTGCAGCGGTTACAGCATGTGCTTAACACCGGATCAGGAGCAGGTCTCTTGGAGGATGGCATAGCCGGGCCAATAACGTATAGTGCTTTACAGCAATTTACAGTCAACGATGGTGACGATGGCGAGCTCATACGATGGGTACAGGATAGGCTAAATATCCTCGGATATGAGGCCGGTGACGAGGACGGGTATGCCGGACCAATCACCATGTGGGCTATCGCAAGATTTCAGGAACATTACGGTCTAGGCGTTGGATACCTTGGCGGAACGGACTGGTACAGAATGATAGAATCGTAACTTGTAAACGTGTTTCGTACAAAAAAAATCTGTAAATAATATCCTAAAAATGTAACTTAAAAATAAATAATATTCAGTAATGACTCAAAAACCCCCGGTTAATTCCGGGGGCTATTTTTATGCCTACCGAGTTTTTTATAATCACGTCTTGCCTACCGTTTGCCTACCTCGTATAGATTTTTATATGTTTTTTGAGATAATTTGAAAATCAGTTGTGTGATAATTTGTCACCTAAAACCCAGTATTTACGCGGAAATACGTCATTTTATGATTTTCTGCGTGTCAGTAAATTTAATATTGGCAAATTTTCATAAAACTATTGAAGAAATCGAGAATTTTTAGTAGAATATAACCATGAGTAAATAGAAAGCGTATTGGAGGAATAAGACATGAAGGTTTACAAAACACAGGACATACGTAATGTTGCGATTTTAGGCCACGGTGGCTGCGGAAAGACATCTTTAGTTGAAGCTATGGCACATGTTACTGGAGTTACAACACGTCAGGGACGGATTGAAGACGGTAATACAATCAGTGATTATGACAAAGAAGAAATCCGCCGTAAATTTTCTATAAACACTTCTGTTGTTCCGATTGAATGGAAGTTCTGGAAGATTAACCTCCTGGATACACCAGGGTATCTGGATTTCGTTGGAGAAGTTGATGAAGCTTTGGCAGCAGCAGATGGTGCGATTATCGTAATTAATGGTAAGGCCGGAGTAGAAGCAGGAACAGAAAAAGCTTGGGAATATTGTGAGAAGTATGGTATTCCGAGAGTATTTTTCGTAACGAATATGGACGATGAACATGCAGATTATATGAAGGTTGTGGAGCAGCTTCGGGAGCTTTATGGCAAACGTATTGCACCATTCCATCTGCCGATTCGTGAAGATCATAAATTTACCGGTGTTGTTAATGTAGTTACTTTAAAGGGACGCCGTTTTACAGGTGATGGCAAGTGGGAAGAGAGAGAGGTTCCTGACGATGTTCAGGGCGATTTGGAACCTTGCCGCGAAGCTTTGATGGAAGCTGTTGCTGAAACAAGTGAAGAATATATGGAACGTTATTTTGACGGTGGAGAATTTACAGTTGATGAGATTATCGATGCGCTTCGCGTGAATGTTAATGAAGGCTCCGTTGTTCCGGTTCAGTGTGGTTCCGGTACATTAGAGTATGGCATTGAAGGACTTATTGAAACCTGCGTTGAGTTCTTACCTTCACCAATTCGTGACCATATTAAGATTATAGGTAAAGACCCAAGAACAGATAAAGAGCATAATGTAGATTACGATTCACGTCGTCCATTTTCTGCATATGTATTTAAAACCATCGTGGATCCATTTATTGGCCGTTACTCACTGATTAAAGTTTGTTCCGGTGAATTAAAGTCCGATGCCGTTATTTACAATTATGATAAAGATACAGAAGAGAAGCTTTCCAGAATCTATATACTCAGGGGTAAAGAAGCTATAGAGATGCCGGAATTAAAGGCTGGTGATATTGGAGCTATTGCTAAACTTTCCAATACCTCAACAGGTGATACTTTATCTTTGAAAGCAGACCCACTGGTTATTGATAAGTTTGAAGTTGAAGCTCCATATACATATATGAGATATGAAGCTATTAACAAAGGCGATGAGGATAAAGTTTCTCAGGCTCTCCAGAAGATGATGGAAGAAGATTTGACCTTAAGAGTATTTAATGACAAGGAGAATCATCAGGCATTGCTCTATGGTATGGGTGACCAGCATCTGGATGTTACAGTGAGCATGCTGGAAGCGAAGTACAAAGTTGGCATTAAACTTTCAAAACCAAGAGTACCTTATCGTGAAACGATTCGTAAAAAAGTCACAGTTCGAGAAAAATATAAAAAACAGTCCGGCGGACATGGTCAGTATGGCGATGTAGCTATGGAATTTGAACCATCCGGCGATTTAGAAACACCATATGTATTTGCAGAACGTGTTGTCGGTGGTGCGGTTCCGAAGAATTATTTCCCAGCTGTTGAAAAAGGCATCCAGGATTCTGTAGGCAGAGGTCCGATGGCCGGATATCCGGTTGTGGGTGTAAAAGCGACATTATTCGACGGTTCTTATCATCCGGTAGATTCTTCAGAGATGGCCTTTAAGACAGCAGCACGTCAGGCATTTAAGAATGCTTTTGTTGAAGCAAACCCAGTCATTCTGGAACCTATTGTTTCATTGAGTGTTGTGGTACCTGATGGATACACAGGAGATATCATGGGCGATTTGAATAAGAAACGTGGCCGTGTACTTGGTATGAATCCTACAGATAAGGGAAAGACTGAGATTGTTGCAGATATTCCGTTATCCGAAATCTATGGATATTCTACGAATCTCCGTTCCATGACAGGTGGACGAGGCAGTTATGCGTATTCCTTCAGCCGCTATGAGCAGGCTCCGGCAGATGTTCAGGAACGTGTTATAGCTGATAATGAAAAGGCAGAACAGTAA